AGCTGGATATTGTAATACCACTTCAGCAGTAAATGCAATTAAGTTTGTTATGTCGTCAGGCAACATAGATGCTGGAACAATTAAAATGTATGGGATAAGTGCATGAGTATTATAAAATTAAGTAATAATGCATTAAGTAGTTTAACTAGTTTTACTGGTTCTGCTAGTCTTGGTGATATGGTATTAATATCATCTGCGACTGCATCAGGTAGTGCTAGTATAGATTTTACTTCTGGAATAGATAGCACTTATAAAGAATATAAATTTTTCTTTACAGATATTCACCCAGCAACGAATGCAACTTTTTTACAATTTCAAGCAGATACTGGTACAAATACAAGTTATAACCAAACTGTAACAACGTCATATTTTACTGCTTACCATAACGAAGCAGGATCTGCTACAGCTCTTACATATAATTCAAGTTATGATTTAGCACAAAGTACAAATTTTATAACAATTGCAGATAGAACTGGAACAGACAACGATCAATGTATTGTTGGGATGCTTAATATATTTGAACCATCAAGTTCAGTTTTTGTAAAACATTTTGTTGCAAGTACAAATTGTTATGAGCAAAGTGATTATACATCGCAAGTTTATGTGGGTGGATATTTTAATACAACAACTCCAATAACAAGATTTAGATTTAAAATGTCTAGTGGTAATATGGATGCTGGTAAGATATTGATGTTCGGATTAAACTAATATAACATGGAGAAATTATGGCACACAAAATAGTAAATGGACAACAGATAGAACTCACAGCAGATGAGATAGCTGCGATAGCTGCACAAGAACAAGCATGGAATGATGGTGCATTTGATAGAGCTATGGCAGATTTAAGGCAACGTAGAAACCAACTATTAGCTGAATCAGATTGGACTGTTTTACAAGATAATCCTTTAACACCTGCAAAAAGATCAGAGTGGATGGTTTACAGGACAGAACTTAGAAATATTACACAAGGTTTAAATACTGTAGAAGACATTAATAATATAGATTACCCAGACAAACCAAATGGCTAATACTTACAAAAATGCAATGTTTGATCTGACAACGACAAACAAAACTACTGTTTATACTTGTCCAGCTACAACAACAGCACTTATAAAAACAGTACAAGCAACCAATATTGATACAGGTAATATTGAAGTAGAAATGTTTACTACAGATTCTTCTAATTCTGATGCTGAACATGAAATTGCTCATATTACTATCAATTCAAAAACTGTAGATAATTTAGCTAAAGGCACAATTGTATTAGAAGCTGGTGATCTTTTAAAATTAAAAGCAGCAACAGCAAATAAAATTGCAGGAATAATTAGTATATTAGAAATAGATTTTTAATATGGATATTGTTTATATCCCACCTAAAGACATTGATAAGGTATGGGTTATTGCAAGACCTTATGTAGATGGTGCATTAAATTATTCAAATAGACATCATCATTCTGACCATTTTAAAAATTTATTAAAAAAAGGTAAACTACAGTTATGGATTCTCTGGGATGGTAAAAAATCCACAACAGAAGAAAAGATTAATGGTGTAGTAGTATCAGAGATTATTCAACGAAGTATTAAAAAAGTATTTCATTTGCCGATTGTTACAGGAAAAAATAGACAGCAATGGCAACATTTAATTGAAAAACTTGAAGATTTTGCTAAGAAACAAGGATGTGATTTAATGGAATTAGTTGCAAGACCTGGTTGGCAAAAGATTCTTGACAAATATAACTATAAGAAGACTCATGTCGTCTTAGAAAAAAACCTAGAAAAGGAGAAAGACTAAATGTCATTTTTATCACCAACAACTACAGCAGAATCAGTTTCAGGTGCTTATGCACCAGCAGTGCCAGCATTAGGTCAAGTATTATCAGAAGCAACAAATATTTATAACATGGGTGCAGCAGGATCTGGTTACGTTCCACCAACTCAACAAACTTTAACTGGTCTAGCTGGACAAGAACAATTAGCAAATCTTGCTCAACAACAACAAGCAACCACTTTAGCTGGTGGAAATTTAAATCCTTTTTTATCACCATTGATACAACAAGCTGGAGAAGAGGCTTACACTACAGTTGCAAGTCAATTTAGTGGTGCAGGTAGAACACCTTCATCACCAGTAGCACAACAAACTGTTGCAGACATTGTTGCTGGAAGAGCATTGCCTCTTGCTTTTCAAGCGTATGGACAAGAAAGAGGTTTTCAAGAATCACTATCAAGAGCTGTACCAAGTTTAACACAAGTGGGTGGTGCATTGGAAAATTTACAAAGACAAGAACAGTTAGCACCATTACAAGCATTGCAACAGTACGCTGGACTAGTATCACCAATTGGTTTTCGTTTTCCAACGCAAACAAGAACTCAAACAACAACACCAGATTATTTAACAGTTGGTGCTGGAATATTGGACATACTTTTATAATGGCAAAACTACAAAAAATATATTTTGATTTAGAAACTAAATTTAAAGAGAAACCTCTTAAATATTATTTAATATTATTAATTATAGCGGTGGTATTATGAGCAGTGTAATTGATTCAGCAACAGATGTTGTATCAGATGTTATTGGTGCTGGTGGAAATATTGTTCAAGGTGGTGTTGATGTTTTAGGAAATGTCGTTGAAGCTGGTGGAGATTTTATTGATGAAACTGGCAAAATTGTTTCAGATTTAGATTTTGAAGATGCTGCAAAAACTTTTGTTATGACAGGAGGCAATCCTTATGCGGCAGCTTTTGCTGCAACATCTGCTGATGAAGATTTAGGATTTAATCCTGCAGTATTTTATGATCCATCATCAGGTGGATTTGGTTTTGCTGACCCTGATATTTATAGTGGTTTTGTGCAAGGTGATTTACCAAAAGAATTTGAAGGTATTTTTGATTATCCTGGAAAAAATATTATAGAACCTTTTGCAACACAAGCTATTGCAGGTTTTGCTAAATCTGCATTAGAACAAGATCAACCAACGCAAGAACAATTAGCAGGATTAGCTAATTTGACTTTAGAAGGTTTGGAAGGATTACAAGGAATGATTTCAGCAGGTGAATTTGAAAAAGCACCATCGTTAAGTTTTTTTCCTGTTGAACAACCACAAAGTAATATTTTAAGTAGATATGATCAAGCTAAAGCAAATTTAGATAATATTATGAGACCAGAGGGTTTAGTTGATATGCCAGGAAGACTTGGTATTTTTGAAAATTATTTTGAACAGAGAGGATTAATATAATGTCAATATATGATGATGTAATAAAAAAAATGATATTTGGTATGCCTGGTACAAAAGTAAAAGAAGCTACAAAAGGTTTGCTTGGTAGAGGCGGAGAGTTTGGACAAGGTAAAATTCAAGGTTTATTAGGCAGTGATAATTTTAGACAAGGACTTGGACTAATATCTGCTGGGTTCAGAGGTAAAGGTTTGCAAGAGGCATTGTTTGATGCTGAAAGAATAAAACTTGCTAGAGCAAAAAGAATGAGTATCGGTATTGGACAAGGAAAATTAGTTGATGTTTTTGATGTGCAACAAAACAAAAATGTTAAAATTGATGAGAGATTAGTAAGGTTTAATCCAAATAGGTATTTGTCAAAAAAATCTGCTGGTGAGATTGAAAAGGCTGCAACAAGAACAGCCGTATTAGGTTCTATAGAAAAATTAAAAACACAAGTCAAAAAACAAGGTAGCGGTTTATTTGAAGGTTTTGTTAAAGGTTTAGCTTCTGAAACAGGTTTAAATTCAAAATATGCAAAATTTAAAGCAGATACAAAACAATTAGAACTTAATGTAATAAAAGCATTAAGAGGAGCTCAAGTATCAGCAGCAGAGGAAGCAAATGTTAGAAAAATTTTACCATCTATTTATGATACAGAATCAGTTTATTTAGCTAAATTAGAATCTTTAAGAGAATATCTACAAAAAATTGATGTTCAAATTAAAGGTGGTGCTTTACCTACAGAACCTGCATCAACAAAAAAAACACCTAAGAAAAAAAATGAAATAGAAAATGATATTTTTGGAGTATTATAATGGCACTTACAATACCTCAATTTAAAAAACAATATCCTCAGTATAAAGATATACCAGATGAAGAATTAGCAGAAAAATTTTACAATAAATATTATAAAGGAAAAATATCAATTGAAGATTTTAAAAATAAAGTGTTACCTACCGCAGAACAAAGATCTGGTATGGAAGAAACAGACATATTTTCTGCTGGTGAAGGTGTAGCTGGAACTCCAACTGAATTTCAATTTGGTAGAGATGAAGCTGGTGGATTAGAAAATTATTTAAACTCAGATGATTTTCAAAGACTTGCTGTAGAGGTTTTTGGAGCTGTTGGTGGTATTGTTACAGCAGGTACATTAACAGCAGCTAGAACAGCTATTGGTGGTTTATTAAGAGCTAGACCTTTACTTACAAGATCATTATTCGCTGGAACTGGTGAGTCTTTAGGTGCAGGTGCATCTCAATCCTTTGACCCAAAAGAAAGCGTTGTAAGAGAAATGTTAAGAGGTTTTGCGACAGGAGCAAGTGCAGAGGTTATAGGTAATGCAATTCCAAGAATATTAGGTAAGGTTGGTTTTAAAGGAGTTAAATACTCAAAAGAAGCAGAAGAAGCTGAAGAACTTATTAAAAATCAAAAAGAAAAAGTAAATAAAGGTTATTCAAAAATATCTGAAGAAGAACAAAAAATTGCAAATACAGGGATGATTACTCCTGGAATAGGATCTGAAAATAGATTTATTGATGTTGCAGAAAATGTTGCTGAAAAATCTCTTATTGGTGGTGGAAGAGTTTTACAATCAAGAAGAGGTGCTGAATTGTTATCTACAAAATCTGTTGATGATTTTTTAGAGCAATACGGAAAAGATTTAAGTAGGGAAGATTATGGTGCTTTGGTTACTAGAGCTATTGAAAACAATTTAGATGCTTTTAAAGGACAATCAAATAAATTGTATCAAAAAGTAAACGAACTTACAAAACCTGTTTACAAAAAAACAGTACAAGAAGTAGGAAAAAAAAACACAGGTGTTGTAGACAGTTTTGGCAATCCTGTATTTAAAACTGAAACTAAAACAGTAAATGAAATTGTAGAAGGTGGAGTTGATATTACCTCATCTAAGAAAATTGCTAGAGAGTTGATTGCACAAGCAAAACCAGTTGCAAAACTACAAGCACCTGCACTAAGGGTTGCAAATGCGGTATTAGACAATGCTGACAAAGTTGATTTTGCTACAGCAAACACTATAAGATCTACTTTATTAGGTATAAATAGATCATCAACAGAATTGGTTGGAGGACAGGCACAAAGATACGCAGCAAAAATTTCAAATGAACTTACTAAAAACATTGACCAAGCAGACGTATCTCCAGCAGCAAAATCTGCTTATAATAAAGCTCAAAGATTTTATAAAGATAACGTTAAAAAATATAATAATAAATTAATAAAAAGATTAACTGACAAAGAACCTGAGATAGTTTACAAAACTTTAATTGCTCCTGGTAGACCAAGCACAGTCAAAAGATTATCACAAATAATTAAAGATACAAAAGATGTTGAGGATAGAGTAAATTTACAACTAAAATTAAAAGGCACTCTATTAACTGATATTGCAAAAATATCAGAAAGGCAAAAAGGCAAATTAGATGGTGCTATTTTAGCGAAAGAATTTAATAAATTTGGTGATAACGTTTTAGAAAAAATATTCAGTAAACAAGAAATTTCAACAATACGATCTTTATTTAAATCTTTAGAGGTCTCACAAAAAAAATTCGTAGGTGAGGGAGTACCTGGAGCAATATTTATACAATTATCACAAGCTGGTGCAGTTTTAGGTTTGCTTACAGGAACATTCGCAGCTCAAAGTGCAGCAATATTATTAGCACCAATTGCTATTGCTAGAGCTTTTACTAATCCAAAAATTGTGGGTTTTTTAAAAAAAGGTTTTAATTTAAGACCTGATAGTGATGCAGCAATTAAAAATTTTGTAAGACTTGTATCATATATGGCTTCAGTAAACATTATTAGCGATGACGATGCTGATGATATAAAAGAAGGTGTTGAAAATGACCGAAATTAATCAATCAAAAAAAAATGAGATTGCAATAGTCAAATTAGAAGGTGAAATAAATTTACTACATCACAAAATTGACACAATTAGGAACAATCATTTAGTTCACATTGATCAAAAAATAAATCTAATCTATAAGTTTATATGGTTGATTCTAGGAACAGGAATGGCAAGTGTAGCAAATCTAGTCGTAACCCTCTTAGTAAAATAGATATAGGAACAATTTCTGAACTACAAGCTGTAAATCTTTTAATCAATAGTGGATTTTATGTGGCAAGATCATGTCATCATACATCACCTTTTGATATTATTGCTGTAGACGAATATGGCAATACTTTTTTGATTGATGTTAAAACAAAAATTTATAGAAAAAAAAATAACAATAAAATGTTAAGAGTGCGTAGTGACAATCAAAAAAAAATGGGTGTTCAAATAATGACTATTGACCAAGAACGAATTGAAGATAGAAAAGATCAAAAGGAATTTTTTAATAAATTAAAAAGTATGTTAGATAATTTTCCAAATAAAAATATGTTTAAAAAGAAAGATACACACAATGAAACAGATTCTAAAACTTAGTACATTATTATTTTTTGTTTGTAGTTTTGTTTACGCAGAGACAACACAAAACAACTCATCTGGTAGCAACACCAACATATCTGGTGGCTATACATCAAGTGCAACTAACACTTATCAAAGTGGATCATCTAATAATACAACAACTACAAATAATTCTACATCAAATATAAAATCAGCACCACCTAGTGCATTTGCACCAAACTTATCACCATCAGGTATGGATGTTTGTTCAGTATCTGCTTCTGGTGGTATTCAAACCTTTGGCATGGGATTATCAGCAGGTAAAAGTTTTAGAGATAAAAATTGTGAAAGAATAAAACTTGCAAGAGAATTAAAAGCTAATGGTATGGCGGTAGCATCTGTAGCTTTACTTTGCCAAGACGCAAGAGTTTTTGAAGCTATGATTCATGCAGGAACTCCTTGTCCGTTCAATGGCAAGATTGGAAAACAAGCAGATAAGTTATGGAAAAAATATAGAAAACTTAGACCAGATCATAATACCTATACTAAAAATTTGAAAGTTATTGAGGAAACTGATGCGAAGCATAATACTACTTCTAAGTCTTCTACTAATAAATCAAAGTAATGCAGAAGAAGCTACATCAGGCAACTTGTTACCTAATGCAGGTGTAGGTACAACAAACTTACAAAACCAATCAGGATCAATTGATGGCATCAATGGATCAAATGGTTGGACTACATCAGGCATATCTAGTTTCAATAGAGAACTAGAAGCTAATGGAACTGGTACAGTTTCATCAAATGGATCACTTGTAGGTATAACAACAGAAAAACAAAATGGCGGTCAGTTTACAACAACTGCTGATAGTTTAGATGGTGGCGTTAGATTAAATTCTACAACCGAAGTACAAAACTGTGAATGGTCAGGATCAGCTCATCAATGCGGACAAGCAACTAATGGTAGAGATAGCTTTTCAACAACAGTTAATATTTTGGATGAAAATAATAATTCATTGGCTAATGTTACACAAAACAGAAACAACGATGCAGGTTATTATGCTAATACTTATACTTACACTGATACTGTAATTCACAATGGTACAGGTGCAAGAAACTGGAGTTGGTCTTGGACAGGTATTGATGGATATAAACCAGATTCACAAAGTGCAGTTGCACCAAATTTATTAGGTGCTGAACTTACTGCTACATTGCTTGATATAGATTATTCTCCATTACCACCTGCTATACAAACAGAACTTATATCTTTTAACACTGAGATTAGCCAAGAGTTTAGAGAGTTTGAACAAATATTAAAATTTGAAAAAGAAATAAGATTTGAACAACCATTAACATTACAAGAATTTAAAGAAGAACCTAAATTTGAAATAATTAAAAAAGAAGCTCCATTGGAACAATTAGAAAAAACTCCAATGCAAACAATGTTAATTGAAAATAAAACACCGCAACCAAAAGAAGTAAAAGAAAAAGAAGAATTAGGCGGTCAAGGTATTACATCAAAACAAGAAATGACTGAGGAACAGGAGTCAAATCCTCAAGAGGCATTTGCTGAAAATAAAGATAAAGACCAAGAGCAAAAAACAGCAAAGCAGAAAATAGATGCACCTGACAAGTCGGACACCGCTTCAAATGATTCAAAAAATAATATAGATATTTCATTAAACAAAGCTATGGCAAAGATTGATGCCAAAATCAAGGATATAGATCAAAATTTAAAATTTAAAAATTTTGTTAAAATTAAGGCAATGACATCTAATAATTTGCTTGAACAATACAAAATTCCTTTTTATAAAAAAAAACGAATCTATGAAGATCAAATTAATATTAGAGATAATAGAACATTATATTCTACAAAGACCCTTTTATCTTATACACAAAATGACCCAATATTTGCTAAAGAAAAACAAATTAATAAGATTAGACTTGAAAAGCAAAGATTGATAAACGAAATACAGGTATTAAAAAATGGTTAAAAAATTACAAGATAACTTAGCAGCTATCGCAGCACTTATTGGTGTGGTGGGAGCAATCGGTGCAGGTTTTGTCACTTATGGCAAAATGCAAGAACAAATAAATTCTCTTGCTGGACTTGACTTGAATCCGTTAATTAAAGAAATTGGACAACAAAATATAAAAATAGAAAAACAAAATAGAAAAATTGCAATACTAGAAAAGAGTATGCAAGTTTTAGAATTACAAATCAAAGAATTTAAAGCACAAAATTCTAACCCATTACTAAAATGAAAAAAATTTATAACAAATTTTTACGATGGCTTCTTAAGATTGTATCAAGATGGGAAAATCGTTTATGGAGAAAACTCTACGTTAAAAGAATTAACGACAGATGAAACTTTCAGCCAACTTTACTCTTTCAGAATTAACTTCTAGTCAAATGGCTACAAGACATGGCATACCTAATGAGCCAAAGCCTGATCACATAGATAATCTTAAAGCATTATGTATTAATGTATTACAACCCATTAGATCAGAATTTGAAAAACCTGTTATGATTAGTTCAGGTTATAGATCACCTGAATTATGTGTAAGAATTGGAAGCTCAATTAATTCTCAACATGCAAAAGGTCAAGCAGCAGACTTTGAAATACATTCTGTATCAAATAAAGATTTGGCTTTATGGATTAAAAACAATCTTGAATTTGACCAATTGATTTTAGAATTTCATAATGAAGCTGAACCTAATAGCGGATGGATTCACTGTTCGTACTCTTTAAAAACAAACAGAAACCAATCTCTCATTGCATACAGAGATGAGAATGGTAAAGTACAATACAAACCTGGAGTTTAAAAAATGTGGCTAAGTGCATTAAAACTAGCAGCTCAAGCTGGTAGTCATATCTATAAAAAAAGACAACAAACTAAAATGCTTATGGCAGATGCTCAAATGCGTCATGCCGAAAAGATGGCAAATGGACAAGCTGAGTATCAAGGTAAACTTTTAGAGGCTAGGCAAAACGACTATAAGGATGAAGTAGTTTTGTTTATTCTTACATTGCCAATCTTAGTTTTAGCTTATGGTGTATTTTCAGATGATGCAGCAGCTATGGAAAAAATAAATTTATTTTTTGAACATTTTCAATCTCTTCCGACCTGGTTTACTAATCTTTGGATTCTTGTCGTTGCAAGTATTTTTGGTATTAAAGGAACTCAGATATTTAGAAACGGCAAAAAATAATGATAGAGGCATTACTGTTTATATGCACTATTATTATTTTCTTAGACTATTTTAACAAATCATTTTTAATTAAAGACAAAGACGATCCTGATACAAAAAGATGGATTGCTGAAATTGAAGCTGATAAAAGAAGAGAAAAATTTAAGGACAAAAAAATTAAATGAAATATATGTTATTTATTATGATATGCTCTTTTGAACATCAGGCTTGTATGCCTCCGCTTGAAGGTGGTACGTTTAAAACAAAAGATGAATGTGCCAAACATGGTTTTGCAAAAGGCAAAAAAGTTTTAGATAATTTAGATAAAAAAATATTAAAAGAAAACAAATATCAAATTGTTTTTACCTGTGGAGAGTTAAATGAAAGGGTATAAAATAGGAGTTCATAAATCAAGGTCAGGTGGTCTAACAAGAAAAGGTGTTGCAAAATATCGTAGAGAAAATCCTGGTTCTAAATTACAAACTGCGGTTACAACCAAACCTAGTAAACTTAAACCTGGATCAAAGGCATCCAAAAGAAGGATTGCATTTTGCAAACGCATGAAAGGAATGAAAGCAAAACTTACTTCTGCTAAGACTGCAAGAGATCCTAATTCAAGAATTAATAAAGCATTGCGTAAATGGAATTGTAGGTGAAAACTAGAAAACCAAAAAGGGTTAGTATTCGCTGTGTTGGTGTCTGTAGATATTGCGATGAATTACTAGACACTAGCGATAATTTTGTTATCTTTGCAGACAAGTCAGCAGCACATCATGAATGTTATCGGATAGACGCAGAAATGCAGGAGCAAAAAAATGAATCTAAATAATAATATACCACCGCAATACGCAAAGATTAGAAAAGAGTTTTTATACAACAAAGAAAAGCACATTGGAGAATCAGAAGATTGTGTAATTCATTCCGTAACCACAATGGAAGGATATACACCTTTATTTAATATTCTTCTTCCTAATGGAGCTTTTTATTGCAGATTACCCATTCATGCTTTCTTTCATAAAGATTATGACAGAGAAGATATTAAAGACCCAGGACTAAAAGAACTAACGTATTGGGATTGTATGTCTTACTTTGGGAGTGTGCATCACTTTAATTTTGTCGGTTCATCTAAAGTAAAATTTATGGGTAGAGATAATGTAATCCATGATGGTAGTTATCTATTTACTATTGATTATGCACATCCTAATAAAAATATTGTAGACACAACACACTCTGAAATTGCACAAGAACATAAGTATCACCACTTTATTATTATTGAAAATAGTTATTTAAAAGGCAATTTTGCACTTATGCCAAACAATAAGTGTTTGTTTAATGTACCTAATTTTACAGTTGAAAATAATGTACCAGATTATAAAGTAAATATGGAATACTTGTCCGTTGAAAATGACAATTGGAAAACAGACAATACGAATAATCAATATTATGGAGTAGAAGATGAATAACATACTTACAACAATAAAACATTTTTTATGTAAAATTTTGTGCATCAAACAATGTAAATGTTTGTGGCAAAGTAGAGGTAAAAAAAATGAAAAAAGCAAAAAAAAAAATTAAGAAAGTAATTAAAGGTTTAAAAAAAGCATCTAAATTACATTCGGCACAAGCCAAAATTTTAGGTAAAGTTTTGAGCAAATCAAAATGAGAATAATATTTTTAAGTTTATTTTTTGCAATTTTATTAATTGGTTCTTTTTATTTAGGTTATATTTTTGCATTAGATATATTTGAATTTATATGTTTTAGAACCGACCTTAAAACTTAACAAGTAAGGAGATACAATGAAAAAAAATAAAAATGGAAGTAAATTTTTAAAAGGTAAACAAAAGAATTTACCACCTAAGTTAAAAGCAAAAATCATTAAAGCAAAAATGAAGAAAGCAAAGGCATAATGGCTAATGTACCAACGAACAAAGCTCTTTACTCAAGGGTAAAAGCTGAAGCAAAAAGAAAATTTAAAGTCTATCCGTCAGCATACGCAAACGCTTGGTTAGTTAAAACTTATAAAAAAAGAGGTGGCGGATATAGAACAGGTAAAAAAGCATGACCAGAGCAAGTGGTGGACTTACTAAATGGTTCAAACAGAATTGGGTAGATATTAGTTCAAAAAGAAAAGATGGTTCTTTTGCAAAATGTGGGAGATCCAAACAAAAGGCTGATGCCAAACGTAAATACCCAAAATGTGTACCACTGGCAAAAGCAAGATCAATGTCTGCTTCACAAAGAGCTGCTGCAATCAAAAGAAAAAGAACAGCAGAAAGAAAACCAAGACAAGGCAAGAAGCCTAATTACGCAAGAACATAAGTTTGTGGCTTAGAACAAAGCCTGTGTGATGCTTAAGCATCATGGGTGGTTGGTGGGAAAATAACGACCAGGTGGTAAGCCAAAAGGAAATATGTCGTACTTACCACCTAATCTACACACAACAATAAACGATTTTTACATATCGTTTTCTAATGTTTTCTCAGCAAGAGTACACTCTTGATTTTGTGAGACATTAGTAGAACTCCCAAAATTCTGTAATTCTGGTTTTAATCCTTTTAAAAAATAAAATTCAGACACATTCAATCCATGACACAATTGTAATAACCTATATGAACTAATCCCATTTCTTCCTTTTTCATATTTTTGTATTTGTTGAAACGTCACTCCACAAATTGCTCCAACTTGTTCTTGTGATAATCTTCTAATCAAACGAATATCTTTCAATCGTTTACCCATTTGTTTTTTTATTTCTAATTCTGTCATCGTTTATCTTCCCTTTATTTTTAGCGAATAATATCCTTTAAGTCTATTACAACTTTTAAGTTAATCCGTTGTTCTATATTTTAACTTGCTATAGAACTTTGAACATTCTCTAAAGCCTGTATCTTAGTTCCAATCTTGTGTTGCCTGTCTTGGAACTTGTGGAAGAGCTTCTTGTATTTCCATTGCTTACGAATGTACTCACTTTGCTTTTCCTTCAGACTTTGGAGTTTTTTTGGACAATCCATCATCCGCCTTTTCGTTAAGTTTAATATTAGCCTTGTCAAACTTTCTTGATAGAATTTCTATCGGTAAGTCTAAACTTGGCTCTTTTTTTTTAGCAGCTTCTTCAACGCTGTTAAAACCCTCTGTAACTTTATACATCAAACTATAATAACTCTCTTTTATTACTTTTTTACCTAAACTCATCAGTTGAGTATGTTATATTTATTTTCAAACTATTTACAAGTTTTAATTGTTTAGCATTTAATCTAATTTTTCTTCTGCTTGAACCCTCTTCTTTATCTATTGCACCAATGATTACTAGGTCATTGACAATGGCATTAGCTCTGCTTCTAGTAAAACCCATACCTTTAGCAATCTCTGCAAAGGTAGGTGTGTAATCATTTCTTGCATAATAATTCGCAATAAATTTAAGCACATCATATTTTCGTTTACTAAAATATATTTTATTCATCCTTGTCCTTCTCAAATAATTTCGTAATATTGTTGTCCTTAATCATTTTTTCAGCCTCTTCAATTTGTTTAAAAAAATTATTTTGATCAATATTTTTTTTTTTTAAAATTTCTATAAGTTTTTCTAAATACTTTAACGCCTTTTTTGTATCCATAAGTTTACTACGAATGGAGCTACCATGTTTACCTCCAAATCTAAATAAATGTTTACAGATAGATCCTTTAAGATAGCCAACTCCCTCCTCTGGAGAGAGTTGACTCAGTATAGCATCCCATGTTTGAATGCTCTTCTTGTAATGTCTAGGATCGTCTGATTCCATTATTAAAAAGGAATAGAGTCCTTATCCTTCTTGTAAGGGTTTGAAATCTTAAAATGAGGATTATCTACCATTTCTTTTGTTTTAGGGTCTAGTCTAGTTGCATTTCCAAAAAAAGCTAAATCATATTCACCAGCAGGTAATATGATGTCCTTATCATTCTTCCATTTATTCCAAGAATGAGTTGGTGCTTTTTGAGATGGTGTTTCGTTTCTAAATACATTGAAATAGATAGGTTTATCTATAGCCATTATATCTCCTATTTGTTTTTGTTAATGTTTTTTGTAACTTGTTCGTTTAATTGTTGTGCTTTCTGCTTGACATACTCAAAGGTACTTGGGTCAGAATCTTTTAAATCCATAATCTTAAACTCTTGTATGAACTTTTGTTTTTGGTTTTCAAAACTGCCAATGTTATTTGAATATTTTGCAGCATCAGATAAATATTTTAAAAATTCATCTGCTACAGCTCTAGCATTTGGGTTAGGTTTACCAATGAGTTTAGATTGATTATTAAAAAAGTTTTGCATTTCATCTGCACTTGCAAGTTCTGTACCTGCAAATCCTGCAAAAGCTAAACATCTACCTACCGCCACTGATTCTTGCTTTTCATAAGATTTTTCACCAACAGATACTTCTTTTGAATTACCTGTAGCAATCAATTTATCATCAAGCCACATTTCACAATGGAACTCTGCCAATCCATTAAGATCTTTAGTCGTTGTTCTAATAGATACTCTTTCACCAAAAGTTTCTCTGACAAAATTTAATCTATCTTTGACCTGGATATAATTTTTCCCACCTTTAACTTTTACAGTGTCATAGGTTTGTTTTGCAAATTCTTTTATAGCTTCTGATAATGTAATCATTTGCAATTTCCTTTTGTAACACTTGGTTCTCCCACAACATCAATAAACCAAACATAAGAATATTGTGTATTGTCTTTTGAACATTTTTTTCCAAAAGATATTTTGTACTCTGTATAATCTTTACTAGCTGTTGTGCAGCCTACTAAGATTAAAGCAAAGAGTATTGCTATTGTTTTTTTCATATTTTTCCTTTCTATTTAAATTCTAATTTATTTTTTATTTTTTGATATTTAACTATCATTTCATCCTCAAGACCATTGTCCTCTAATTTATCATCTATGAGGTCAATTAGAATTAGTCTTTCAGAGTAAGATAGATTTGCTTGTTCCATTTTATCCTCCTTTGTTAAAACTTAACCTTAAATTTTCATGACTTTTTTTCATCCATTGATCAACTTCTTTTCTTAATTTAACATTATCCTTTAAAAGTGTTTTGTTGTCTTGTTTTAATAATTCTTGTGATTGTTTTAACTGTCTTACTTGTAACAGTAATTGAGTAATTGTTTTGCTTGTTATTGTATTGCTGTCATTATTTGCCATAAATGAAAAACTCCCAAAATAAAAATTAATATGCAACCTCCAAAATAAATCCAAAAATCTTTATCAAACATATAATTTAATTAATCTTTCTATGTATTGTGAATCAACACCTTTCCACCAAAAAGCGTCTTTTCTTATTTCTGAAAAATCTGTTTTAATTATACTTGCTAATTTTTTAATATCTCCATCTGCATAACGTAATTTGTTCTCCCATATTTTTTGGTACACAATTAATTCGTCATAATATTTTATCAAATTATCAGGTCTTAGTTCAGGTGTATTATCTTCATGAAAAGCTGTAGCCTCATCCTCTGTTGCATAAATCAAACAAGGTTTTAGATGTGGCACTGCCTTTTTATACAGTGCGATAGACATAATATCTTTTGTGAAAATCTTATCATCAATTTTACGTTTAGATATTGACCAACCTTTTTTTGTTTCTCTTATTGATCCAAATAAATTTTTAAAATCATAAAAATATTTAGATCCCTCTAAATCTAAAAAACATCTGAAGTATGTTCCAATTCTATCATCCCAAATTGTATATTCTGTTTCTGCTTTAAAACTTGATTTACTTTCTAATTTTAATACTTCATCTACAATATTTTGAATTATTTTTGGTGCTTGTGTTGCTATCAAATTTGCTTTTATTTTATCTTTTTCTGATACATTATATTCTTTAACTTTTTTATTTAATATTTTTAAAAATAAATCTAATTTAGTATTATTGACCAGTATATTTTGAGCTGCCTCATGGATTAATGTACCCATAAAGAAACTTGCATTACTTGGTAAACTAGCTCTTTCTTTTGGTGTTAAAACAATACGTTGAAAAAACCTGACATCATCAGGTAAAGAATTTTCTGATTTGCTAGTATTAGTTAAACCAAATTTAGTATAGCAATCATCTATAGATCTTAAATCGTTTCCCATTGATTCGTTTGATAATACAGTTCTATTAACAATGCAAGACCATTTTATTACATATTTATTTACATTGATTATAAAGTGAATTTGGCTATAAATGATTCGCAGTTGAGATGAAATTGCCAAAGCAAATAAAAATAAGAAATAGCACTATTTTGGTGTCTGCTGTAGATCCTGAAGAAGCTAAGAGAGAGGATTATATTGGTATTTACGATGCCAATAAAAATACCATTAAAATAAGTAAAGGTATTAAAGATAAAAAATTACTATGCGATGTGCTTATTCATGAAATTATTCATGCTATACTAGAAAAGGGGAGAAAAAAGATAAGATCGGAAGAACCTACTGTAAATTTTATTGCAACGCAGTTTGTTCATGTTTTAGATAAAAACAAAGAACTTATAGGATTTATAAAACGATGTCTGAAATAGTCACCCTAACCAATTATCAAATTTCTCTTGCAGCTCAAGTGGGTTGTATGAGAGTTACCGAAACTTTAAGAATGAAACAATCTTGGGGTTTTAATTATAGAGAACCAGTTTATTTTCAATTTGCTAAATCCATCTCTGGAGCTTGTGCTGAATTTGCTGTAGCACATTATTTAAAAATAGCACCACAAATTCATGTTAATCATGGAGTAAAAGCTGACATCAAAGTCAATGGCACAGAAATACAGGTCAAATCACATTTATACAAAAAGGATAGTAAACCTTTGCTTTACATAAGACAAAATGCTCAACCTGGTGAATTATTTTGTTTTGTATCTGATAAATCCCCAGAGTTTCATATACTTGGTTTTGTTATGGCTAGTGATATTATTTGTAGTAAAGAACGATTAACAGACTTTGGTTTGCCTAGACCTCCAGTTTTTCAACTTGATCTTGATGAGTTGAAACCATTAAATAAGATTGTATGAATTGCAAAATAGATATTATTCAAGGGAATGTTTTTGATAAAATCAAAGATTTAAAAGATAATTCTATTGATTGTGTAGTTTCTTCTCCACCATATTGGGGTTTAAGAGATTATGGTGTTGATGGACAATTAGGATTAGAGCCAACTTATCAAGAACATATAAAAAATATTGTAGAACTTTTTAGAGTTATGAAACCTAAGCTAAAAGACTCAGTAACAATTTGGTTAAATTATGGAGATTGTTATGCAACTACTAAAAATGGTAGAGATGCAAGTAATATTAAAGGTGATGATAGAACCTTTAGAAATAAACCTTTTTCAACTATACAAAGTCAATTGAAAAACAAAGATTTAGTTATGATGCCAAATAGAATTGCTATTGCTTTGCAAGATGATGGTTGGTACATTAGATCGGAAATTATTTGGCATAAACCAAATCCTATGCCTGAAAGTATTAGAGATAGACCAACAAGTTGCCATGAAAAAATATGGTTGATTACAAAAAATAAAAAATATTATTATGATGCTGATATTATTAAAGAACAAGCATCAGGAAGAATTGCTGGTAATAAAAAACCACAAAAAGGAACAGATCAAAAATTTTCTGAAACAAAACAAGGGTTATTAAAAGCACAACAAAAACCTTATTTTTTAAAAAATAAAAGAAATGTCTGGACAGTGTCTACTAAACCTTGCAAAGAAGCACACTTTGCTACATTTCCTATTGATTTGATTGAACCTTGTATTTTAGCTGGTTGTCCTTTAGGTGGTACAGTTTTAGACCCTTTTGGTGGATCAGGAACTACAGGTATTGCATCAAAAAAACATAATAGAAATTCAATATTAATTGAAATTAATAAAGAATATATTCAAGTAATGAATAAAAGAATAAATAATTTTTTCGGATTATTTAAATGAAGCCTGAAAATACTAAATTAAATATTTATGAAATAACTAGGCTAGATAAAAAAAAATGTGATAGTATTCGGCAAAAAATTTTAGAAAAAAAACAAAGATACACCCAAGATGAGCTTAGTTACATTCAACGTATGAACCAATATAATATGTTTAGTAATAATGAACTACAACACATTGTTGCCATATTTATAAGTCTGGCAATAAGTAATAAATTATGAGCAAAGTTGAAAAGGCACTTTCTGGAATACAGGCTTTTGTGTGCATTATTTTGCTTTTGATAGTGTCATTAGTCCATTTTGTATTTTTGGCTGCTCTATGTGCCTTAAAATGCCTATATGACACTGTTTCTAAATACATTGAGAGGTGGTTTTGTTAAAATGAAGTATTTTGAAAAGGTAGATGCAGAGCTTATACATAACAAGGTTTTAACTGCTAATGAGAAAATGGTATTTATTATCTGTTATTCATTCCGCAATGCACCAAGAGGTTGTA